GTCTGCCCTCACTTGCATCAGTTCAAAGTGTTCTTCCTCGCATAGCATGGCCATGTCTAAGCGGTCTGTTACGCTGAAAGACTGATACCATTTGCCAGCGCTGATAAACTCATTGTGGTATTTCTTGGCGGCGTTGCTGGCGAAGTATGCCCAAAGCTTTACCGCTTTGTCGCGGTCATAGGTGCCAGCATCAAAACGCTTTTGAAGGTTCTTTTCTATGCTTTCGCGTTGCTGCCGGTACAGGTCGGCATCGTTCAATGCGTACAGGTATAATTCGCGGGTTTCGTGTGAGTGTTCCATGATCTGATCCTTTTTTGTCATGGGTTGCTGACGGGCCTCGTCAGTGCCGGCGATACCGGCAGACATAGCGCGACTGTGCCGCGCCATGTTTCGGCCTATGCTACGGTGAAATCTTCTAGCCTGCGCTGATTGTCATAGCGTCGCGCACGTTTGCCCCATTCCAGCCATTCGGCATAGTAGCAATGGGTATGTGCTTCTAGCGGATAGACCCCATCCTGCTCAACAAAGACGCGCCGGTCTGTTTCGGTTAATGGGTTTTCTTCGACATATCCGATGGTGCCATCAAAGGCTACTGCGCGTTTTACTTCTATTTTCATGATTACGCCCCCTGATATTCTACAAGATTAATGACAAGGCCAACGAGTGACCAGAAGAACGACACAAAGCCAGTCGCTGCTAGCCCCATGCCAAGATAAAAGCCGATATGGTCATGCGGTATTGTTTGCATGATCAGTGCGCCAGCAAGGCCGACACCAATGCTGGCTATAACGAGAATGGCAAAGACAATGGCCTGAAGCTTGGCAATGGTCTTTGGGTGTCTGTGAAAAACTGCGCGTTTCATGATTGTGATCCTTTCTTACAGCAAGCCGGGAATGCCGAAAGCAGAACCGTCGACAGTGTCGAGATAATTGCCAGTGTTGGGACACAATGGGCGAAAGATGCAATTCCAGCCGGTGATCCTGATCATCTCCTGTTCATCATGGCAGAAGCCGGAGACCATGCCATCAAGGTCGGCGCCGGGTGCGACTGACACCATAAGATCGTCTGTCGGTGTTTCTACGTGAAACAGTGTCCAACCGGCGCGGGTGCAACATGCTGATGAATACATTTTCATTGGTTTGATCCTTTGTTGATTGCTAGTGATAATCCCTAGATAACCATTGGCTACTATACTGTCAACAAGAAAAATGATATTTATGAAATATTCCAAGCAAAGCACAGCAACGCATAGGCAGCGCCACATATATATATGCAAGGCATGCCGCTTTGTTTTGGCGTGTTTGTGCTTGGGAATTGTGGGGGTTTTGACAACGCATAAACAGACAGGCAAGACAGTGACGCGCGGCAATGCAGCGATGCAGTGGTATCGTCGCACGGGTAGGGGGGGTTGCTTTGGCGCCGTGCACCCCCAGCAGCGCGGCCACTCTATACATGTGTTAATTCCCCCTATCCCACACACAGCCAGGAGGAAACATGGCTAGGCTAACGACAAGCAAGGCAGAAGCAGTAGCAAAGCTAGTGATGGACGGGCATAGTCTTGTCAGTGCTTGCAGGGAAGCCAAGGTTAGTAGGTCTGTTCTGTATCAGCGGATGGGAGAGGACGCTGAGTTAAGCAATCTGATTAAGACGGCACAGCAGCAGAGTGCTGAGAAGGCATTGGAGGATGTCGAGGTTATGTATCAGCAGCAGCTAACTGGTGCTAAGAAGTATGATCCTAATGTATTAAGGGATTATGCTTTGCATGTTAGGTGGAAGGTCGGCAAGGTAATGCCGGATCAGTATGGTGATGCGAAGAACCGTGCTGGTGTAGAGGTGTCGGATGGCACGGTGCGTATCGTTTGGGAGAGCGATGGTGCAAGTTAAGATCCCTTACAAGCCAAGAGACTTACAGGCAGAGATGCACGGCAGCGTTAGGCGCTGGAATGTGCTGGTTATGCACCGTAGGTTTGGCAAGACGGTATGGGCTGTTAATCATCTTATAAAGCATGCGCTAACTTGTGAGTTACCAAGGCCAAGGGTTGCGTTTGTTGCGCCTACGTTTACGCAAGCCAAGCGTATTGCATGGGATTATGTGAAGTATTATGCGTCTGTGATCCCTGGCGTTAGTTTCAATGAGACAGAACTGCGTGTAGACTTTCCTAATGGCGGCAGACTTATGCTGTTGTCTGCTGAGAATCCAGATAGTCTGCGTGGTATCTACCTTGATCTATGCGTATTCGATGAATTTGGCATGCAAAATCCCAGGGTATGGGGGGAGGTTGTACGTCCTGCACTGTCTGATAGGGAGGGTGCGGCTGTATTTCTAGGCACCCCAGCCGGACATAATCATTTTTTTGATCTATTGGAACAAGCCAAGTCAGAAACGGCTAATGGCTCTGATCAATGGTACTATAAGGTTGTTAAGGCGTCTGAGAGCCAGCTTGTTAAGCCAGAAGAATTAGCGGCAGCACAGGCGCAGATGACAGCAGAGCAATACGAGCAGGAGTATGAATGTTCGTTCACTGCTGCTATTATTGGTGCTTATTATGGAAAACTGTTGGCTGATGCAGATGACGCTGGAAGGATTACAAGAGTACCTTACGATCCAGCTTATCCTGTGCATACAGCCTGGGATCTGGGTATAAATGACTCAACAGCTATTTGGTTTGCTCAAATCTTCCGTGGCGGCTCTATCAACATTATTGATTACTATGAAAACGGTGGTGTTGGGCTGGATCACTACGCTGAAGTATTACGCCAAAAGGATTATCACTACGGCGATCACCTTGCTCCGCACGATATTGAAGTAAGAGAGTTGGGTAGCGGCAAGTCTAGGCTTGAGACTGCGTTTAGTCTTGGCATTCGCTTCCGTGTAATTCCTAAAATGAAGATTGCAGACGGTATCAATGCGGCACGCATGATGATGCCTAAATGCTTTTTTGACAGAGATAAGTGTAATGATGGCGTAGAGATGCTGCGGCAGTATAGGCAGGAATGGGATGAACGGAAAAAAGTTTTCAGAGATCACCCGCGCCATGACTACACGAGCCATGCTGCGGATGCGTTTAGGTATTTGGCTGTTGGGTTGGAGAATAAACAAAATCTGGTTCGTCCACCGCAACAACAGGCGATGAATGAGTACAACCCGTTTACGTTATGATTGTAGATCTGAACCATTTTAAGACTGCTACGGCCATGATGACGGTCAGTCACTACCATGAGGACTATACAGACCAGGATATTAGGAATTTTATTGAGCCGCCGCTAAGTTTGGGCAACTACCTAATCATTCAAGACGAAGATGACTTCCCATTTGTGTTTGCCACATGGGCGTTTCCTGAGATGCACCACATAGATGAGTATGTGCGCACCAACAGATTCCCACCGGCAGGATTTCGTGGCTGCGGTGATAGTCCTTGGATTATTGATTTTATTGCTTTTGGTGGGTTTCAGAGTATTAAAGCTGGTTTTAGATATTTGAAAGACACATTTATCGAAATGGGCTATAGTGATTGCTATTGGTTGCGTACTGAAACAGGAAAAATTGGCTTTCACGCCTTGAAGGAGAACTGATATGGGATCAGGTGGTGGCCCAGATGAGGGTGGCTCACGCGCACAAGATTTTCGCTTGCAAGAACAGCGCCGTGCTACAGCACAGGGCATGCGCACAAGTAGGCCGCAAGAGTCGTTTGCAAGAAATATTCAAGCAGCACAAGAGTTAGAGCAACGCGCTGCTGGCATTGACTATAACTTGCCGCCTGGCGCTTCTCGTGTATTAGAGGGTGTTGCTAGGGCCAGCCTAACCAGACAAGCTAATATTCTGCGTGGGCAGTCTACTACAGCAGAGCCTGTGCGTGATGATGCTGGTGATGTTGTTGGCGTTGTGTCTAGCGGTCTTTTTGGAGGCAGAGTTTATTCTGGTCGTCCAGGCTCTAGCCCAATCGGCACAGGTATGCAATCGACACAAAGAGATGATGTAACGCCAGAAGTTACTCCTCTCGTGACACCAGAAGTGGTGCCTGATGATGCCAGTGCAGGAGTTATTATGGATGCCTCTGCGCGAGGCCGTGGCCCTGGTGTAACTAGACGCACAAGGGGCAAGTTATTGGGTGGCGCTGCTGATTTTGAAACGCTGCTTGGCCCTGTAAGGAGAGTCTAATGTCGTTCCTAACTCCTAAAGTAACCGTACCACCACCACCACC